TACAGTGATCATGACAGCAAAACAGTATTTGAAGCAGGCCCGTTATCTGGACGAGCGTATCAACACCAAGATCGCACAAGTATCTTCTCTGCATGACCTGGCAACTAAGGCAACTTCCACCCTGAGTGATATGCCCGGAAGTCCTACCCGTAACACCCACCGCATGGAAGATATCATCATCAAGATTCTGATGCTTGAAAATGAGATCAATGCGGACATCGATAATCTGGTGGATCTGAAAGACGAGATCCTTTCCGTTATCAAGGCGGTGGATGATGAAGAGTGCCGTCTGCTTCTGGAAAAGAGATACCTCAATTTCGAGCAGTGGGAAGACATCGCAGCAGAGATGTGCACAGGCGTCAAGAATATCTACCGTCTCCACGACAAGGCACTGAAGATGCTTGTTCTCCCCGAAAAATGTCAGTAAAATGGGGAGAAATAGAGTAGGTTCTTATGATACTATTATAATGCGAGAAGAGTATAGATAAGAACCAGCCACCTCGGGAGCAATCCTGCGGTGGCTTTTCTTATGCCCGAAGGGAGGCGCCATATGCCCAAGCGACCAAAGCGGCCCTGCTCTCACCCCGGCTGCCCCAAGCTGACGGATGGTCGTTTCTGTGAGGAACACGCCAAGCTGGAAGCCAAGCGTTATGAGCAACATGACCGTGACCCCGCCACCCGCAGACGCTACGGACGAGCGTGGAAGCGCATCCGTTGTGTGAGCTGTGCCTCCGGGAAGGTCGGTATACGCCGATGGAGCAGGTACACCACGTCAAGCCGCTGGCGGAAGGCGGCACTCATGCCACGGACAATCTGATGTCGCTATGTTCCTCCTGCCATGCTCGACTCCACGCCGAACGCGGCGATCGATGGCATGGTCACTGACCCCCAGGGGCGGTCGAAATCTCTACGACCTTCGCGCCGTGCAACGGGCGTGGGGTCACATGCGCAAAGTCGCATAAGTTTTGGGGGTATATAGCCCCGGAGGAGGTGTTGTGGAATGGGTCAGCGCGGCCCAAGCCCCGGTACGGGCGGCAGACCGAAGAAACCGCTCACAAAGAAAATCGCCGAGGGCAATCCCGGCAAGCGCAGGTTGACTGTCATCGACTTTGAAAGCGTCGTCGATTTAGAAGGTCAGCCCATGCCGAAGCCGTCTGCCATGCTATCCGCGACACAGAAGGATGGAAAGACGCTGACCGCCGCCGATGTCTACGAATCCACATGGAAGTGGCTCGAGGAACGCAAGTGCGCCGCCCTGGTGTCACCCCAGCTTCTGGAGCGATACGCTATGAGCGTGGCAAGATGGATTCAATGCGAAGAAGCTGTCACCGAGTACGGTTTTCTCGCCAAGCATCCCACCACAGGCAACGCCATCCAAAGCCCCTATGTCGCCATGAGCCAAAACTACATGACACAGACGAACCGGCTCTGGATGGAGATTTATCAAATCGTCAAGGAGAATTGCTCCGCTGAGTACAGCGGTGGCACGCCCCAGGACGATGTCATGGAGCAACTGCTCCGCGCAAGAAAAGGATAAGGCTATGTTTGAAAAAGTAAATCCGTGCCACCCGGATAAGTTGGCAGATCGTATTGCCGGAGCCGTTGTGGACCTGGCATACCAAAACGAAGCAAACCCGAAAATTGCTGTTGAGGTACTCGTCGGTCACGGCGTGTGCCATATCATCGCAGAAACCTCCACCGCCATCGATCTGGCAGAGGTCACCAAGGCAGTCCATCGAATTGCCGGAAATCTCGCAGTGGATTATGTAGAAGTGCCACAGGACGGACACCTTTCCTCCGACCAGGAAAACGGCATCCGTTGCGGCGACAATGGCATCTTCAAGGGTATGCCCGTAACGGCTGAACAGGGCGAACTGTCTCAGGTCGCAAGGGATCTGTTCCATGAATTCCACAGGGACGGAAAGTACATTCTGGACGGTGAACGGCTGATTCTCTGTCGGAGCAATGCCAGAACGGACACGCTTCGCAGGCTCTACCCCCACGCCACCATCAATCCGCTGGGAGATTGGGCGGGCGGCACAGATGTTGACACCGGTGCAACCAACCGGAAGCTGGGCAGCGACATGGCTGACTCCGTTACCGGTGGTGGGCTTCACGGCAAAGATCTGTCCAAAGCGGATGTCAGCGTCAATATCTACGCTTGGCTGAAAGCCCAGGAAATTGGTAGACCGGTGGAGCTGTGCTGTGCCATCGGAGACGATACCGTAGACGGAAGGCCCTACGCTGAAATCGTGGACATTGCCCGTGCGTACATTCGCTCGGTGGGTGGCTTCGAGAAGTTTGCAGAATGGGGGCTGGTGTGAGATGAAAACCACGACTGAAATGCAACTCGTCTCCGTAGCCAAACTCGTTCCGTATGTGAACAACGTCCGCACCCATTCCCCTGAGCAGATCAAGAAGCTACGCTCCTCGCTGCGAGAGTTCGGCTTTGTCAATCCCGTCATCATCGACCGGGAATACAACGTCATCGCCGGTCACGGCAGAATCGCCGCCGCCCAGGAAGAAGGTATCGCCGAAGTTCCGTGTGTCTTTGCAGACCACCTCACCGATGCCCAGAAGAAAGCCTATATTCTTGCGGATAACCGCATGGCACTGGATGCCGGATGGGATGAGGAACTTCTTCGGGTGGAGTTGGAAGCCCTGGACGGAATGGGCTTTGACCTTGGGCTGACGGGCTTTGATGAAAAGGAACTTGCATCGCTGTTTCCCGCCGAGGCAGCCAAGGAGGATGACTTTGACGTAGATGCCGAGCTGCAAAAACCGACCTTCTCCAAGTCCGGGGATGTATGGACGCTGGGTCGCCACCGCCTGGTGTGCGGCGACAGCACCAAGGCCGAAACCTACGAACTGCTGATGGTCGGTAAGAAGGCCAACCTGGTTGTCACCGACCCACCCTACAACGTCAACTACGAAGGCAGCGCCGGGCGCATCCAGAACGACAACATGGGTAACGACGCCTTCTATCAGTTCCTTCTGGATGCCTTTACGAACCTCGCCACGGTCATGGCGGATGATGCCAGCATCTATGTGTTCCACGCAGACACCGAGGGCTTGAATTTCCGTAAGGCATTTAACGATGCGGGCTTCTATCTGTCCGGCTGCTGTATCTGGAAGAAGCAGTCCCTGGTGCTGGGCCGCTCTCCTTACCAGTGGCAACACGAGCCGGTGCTGTTCGGTTGGAAGAAGGGCGGCAAACATCAGTGGTACACAGGTCGCAAGGAGACGACCATCTGGGAGTTCGACAAGCCCAAGAAGAATGGCGACCACCCCACCATGAAGCCCATCCCGCTCCTGGCCTATCCCATCATGAATTCCAGCATGAGCAATACCATCATCCTCGACCCCTTCGGCGGCTCCGGCTCCACGCTGATTGCCTGTGAACAGACCGACCGCTCCTGCTATACCATCGAGCTGGACGAGAAGTTCTGCGATGTCATCGTCAACCGCTATATCGAGCAGGTTGGCAAAAGCGATGATGTCACTGTTCTTCGTGACGGCAAGACCTACAAATATAAGGAGGTTGCCAATGGAACTGAATAAGAAACTGACCCTCGGTAGCCTGTTTGACGGCTCCGGGGGCTTTCCTTTGGGTGGGCTGATGGCGGGCATCACCCCCGTGTGGGCATCGGAGATCGAGCCGTTTCCCATCCGGGTGACCACTAAGCGGTTCCCCAGCATGAAGCACTACGGTGACATCTCCCAGATGGATGGCGGGAAGATCGAGCCTGTGGACATCATCACCTTCGGCTCCCCTTGTACCGACATGAGCATTGCTGGGAAGCGGGCCGGATTGGAGGGCGCACAGTCCTCCTTGTTTTATGAGGCCATCCGTATCATCAAGGAAATGAGGTGTGCAACACATGGAAAGTACCCACGATGGGCCTGTTGGGAAAATGTTGTCGGGGCATTCAGTTCAAACGCCGGGGCAGACTTCAAGTCTGTCCTCGAGGCGCTCATCGGCGTGGTCGAGCCGGGGACCGAGGTGCCTATGCCTGAGAAAAACCGCTGGCCCTACGCCGACTGCTACATGGGAGGCGGATGGAGCGTTGCGTACCGCACTCTCGATGCACAACATTGGGGAGTCCCCCAGCGAAGACGCCGCATCTACCTTGTCGCAGATTTTGCTGCCCAGAGTGCCGGACAAGTATTATTTGAGTCCGAAGGCCTGTCTGGGTATTCTGGCGAGAGCTTCCGTGCGTGGCAAAGAGCTACCAGATGTTCTGCGAATCGCATTGGAGCGGCAGGCCAAATTTGCCTAAACGACCAGGGCGGCTCGCGCATGGATGTGACCGATGAGGTCGCCTGCACGCTCCGGGCTGAAGCACACCATCCACCTTGTATCATGGAGGCTGTGGCGGTGGCGCTTTACGAAAATCACTCGCAGGACACTCGTTACAGAGGTCCGCTTGATACTGCGCCGACGGTAAATGCAAAGTACGGCACGGGTGGAAACAATCAGCCATTTGTTGTTGGAACACCGAAAACACTGAAAATTCGCTCCGGCTGTGAAGGTGGTGGCAAGGGCGCACTCATCCAGGAGGATGTGTCTGCAACGCTCTCCTGCAACAACGATCAGACGCTGTTCGTCCCGTTCTGCAAAGGCACTCGCCCCCACTCAGCCGAAGAAGCCCAAGTGTGGAAAGAAGCAACGGTTGCCAACACACTGAACACCTTTGACGTTGGGGAATCTCGTTGCAGCGAACTGGCGGTTCAGGCTTTTGGCATCGGTTCCGCAGCCAGCAAAGGAATGATGTCGGCTAACCCCCATGCGGGGATTTATAAGGCCGACACCTCCAAGACACTGGATCAGAATGGCGGCAACCCCGCCTGTAAACAGGGCGGCATCGCCGTGGTGGAGGGGGCGGCCTATTCTTTGACTATGGACAGCTGCCACCGGGTATCCGAGGAACAGGCTCCTACGCTGATGGCACGGGATTACAAGGACCCCACTGCGGTCAGCCGTGGTTACAGCGTCAGAAGGCTGACTCCCACCGAGTGTGCCCGGTTGCAAGGATTCCCAGATTGGTGGTGCGCAGGCCTGGAGACAGAGGAACCTTCTGAGGCGGACATCGCTTTCTGGACGGAGGTCTGGAAGACCCACCGCCGGGTAGTGGGCAGCTCCTCCAAGCCCAAGAGCCGGAATCAGATTACCAAGTGGCTAAAAAGCCCGCACTCTGATTCTGCCGAGTACAAGATGTGGGGCAATGGTGTGGCCCTGCCGTGCGTGTTTTTCGTGCTGGCAGGCATTGTGTGGTCTACACAATCAGAGGGGATGTAATTCGGTACATTTACATTCGGCTTTTTGCTTGCTATTCCAGGGCTTTAGAGTGATATATGTAGTACCAAAAAACAAGGAGGCTGCTACCATGCAAACCAACACTTTCACCCTGGAGTACCATGTGGCCGGTGCGGAACGCAAGCGCCTGGTCAACGCCATCGCCGCCCACATCCAGGCAGACGCCAAGTACCTCGGCGCTCCCAGCTTCGCCTACGAGGTGGACTACTTCACCATCGACCGGAACGGCTGTGTTTTTTTCGATGACCGTGCCGACAGCGAGGAGATCGAGCAGCTGATTAAAGCCCTGGCCCAACAGGGCTTTGATGCCTCTCGTGACAGCGAACCGGTGGCCGAGGAAGATAGCCATCCCACCGACCCCAATGGCGTTGGGCTGACGGTTTCGTTGCCCACCAGCACTTTTGACGAAGCCGCCCAGCGCAATCTCCAAGACCTCATCGCCGCCAAGGGCCAGCTTATCTGCAAGGTCCTGGGGGTTGAAAACCTCCCGGTGCGGATTGGTGAGGATATGGTGAGCCTGCCCTGGTTTGAGGGCAAGGAGCTAGATGGCGACGAGGTCAAAGCCTACGCACACTTCATCGCCGCCCTGTGCGAAATGGCCCAAAACCAGAAGCGTATCACCGCGAAGGAAAAGGATACCGACAACGAGAAGTACGCCTTCCGGTGCTTCCTCCTCCGGCTGGGCTTCATTGGGGCGGAGTATAAGGCCGAGCGCAAAATCCTGCTCCGCAACCTTTCCGGCTCCTCTGCATTTAAAAGCGGAGCGAAGAAAGAGGTCACCGATGATGCTGCCGAGTAAGGAAATGGTGGAGAGCATCCGGCGGCAATACCCCGTGGGGTGCCGGGTGGAGCTGATTGAGATGACCGATGTCCAGGCACCGCCCATCGGCACCCTCGGCACGGTAACCGGGGTGGATGACATCGGATCTCTGCTGGTGCGCTGGGACAACGGCTCATCCCTCAATGTAGTTTACGGCGAGGATGCTGTCCGCCGGGTCTAAAAAGCTACAATACCAACAAATATAGCCCCTCAATCATTGTGTACAGTATGGCTCCGAATTGACTCTATACGTGTGTCGTTTAGAGCAAATATGTCACTACCAAAGAGACAATAACACTACGAAAACGGAGGACATGGTTATGTAGAAAAAAGGTAGCATCAGGGTTTGCGGAGAGATTTTTCATTGCTGGATGAAGCAGTACGATGAGGGTTCCATCTACGGCATCGACGAGGGCCGCATTTCCAAGCTGATGCTCAAGCGCAACGGAGAGGTCGTTTACAACTACGACCGGGGCGAGGATATTGCTCCGGCAGACGAGGCCACCGCCCTTGCCCTTGAGATCATCCTGCACAGCGAGAACCATTAAGCAAAATAACCCTTGGAGCATGAGCCGAAAGGCTCTGTTCCTCGTTGTGACGGTCGCCCATCTGACGCCTGTTGTTCGTTTTCCGGTTTTGTGCTATTATATCCATAAAACACGTTCAAATATGGATGAATTGCATTTATCAGATGTGGGCAGGTTGAGGAGCATATCATGGGTAAAAGGAAAAAGAACAAACACGTTTATGATAGGCATACAAGTCTATCAACCACTATTCAATCTAGTGGCAATATGAAATGTACCATTCAAGGCAATATCAACACCGGTGAATTTACTATTACAGACAAAGACGGACGCTCTTTACCAGTTGAAAATAGCTATATTGAGAGAACGCGTGGACGAGCAAAGAGCGCAATAAAGGGTGATAAGGTATTATTCTCCGCAATGGTAGACAAACTGTCACTTAACATTAGCGATCACCTCAATGACTTCGATGCAGTTTATGCGGTGGATACAAACACTAAAGATCAAAATGGCGTGTTTTACTCCTATGGTGTATGCTTGAAAGTTGATGAGTTTGATGGACACAGCGCCCGGTGTCATATATTCAGAACGATAACCTCAGAAAACTCATTCAGGAAAGGTCAAATGGAACAGGCTGTATGGAACTGCATCATCCAAGAAATATTGCGAGAGGAACCCGCTCACTCACAAATAGGCTTAATCGTAGATTGCGATCTAGGCAACATTCCGTTATACAACCAGCGCAAATTGAAAATTCGTGATGCAGAGTATCTTCCGGAGAACTTTACATTGATTTATGCCTCGGCAGATGACGCCGATAGTATATTTAACGCACTGATAAACAAGTGCGAAAAAATGTCAAAAGCCGCTATTGAGGATTGCTTTTCTTGATTTTGCTCCGTTCCAATGTTATAGATTGCAATCTAACATGTAAGACAGCGATTGTGCCTAATCGCTGTCTTTTTATGCCTATGTGGAGGTGACACCCTATCCGCAAACTAAAGAAATACAAGCCTACGCAGTTCATGGCGAAGGACTCCCACTATGACAGGGATGCCGTCGACTACGCTGTGGGCTTCATCGAGTGTTTGTGCCACACCAAAGGCACCTGGGCCGGGAAGCCTTTCGAGTTGATTGACTGGCAGGAGCAAATCATCCGCGACCTGTTAGGCATTCTCAAGCCCAACGGGTATCGGCAGTTCAACACCGCCTACATTGAGATACCCAAAAAGATGGGCAAATCGGAGCTTGCTGCTGCGGTGGCGCTCCTGCTCACTTGTGGTGATGGTGAGGAACGCGCCGAGGTCTACGGTTGCGCCGCAGATCGCCAGCAGGCGTCCATTGTTTTCGAAGTCGCCGCTGACATGGTGCGGATGTGTCCAGCGCTGAATAGGCGGGTCAAAATACTCACCGCCACCAAGCGCCTCGTGTTCACGCCCACCAACAGCTTCTACCAGGTACTTTCCGCTGAAGCGTACTCCAAGCACGGCTTTAACATCCACGGCGTGGTGTTCGATGAGTTGCATACCCAGCCCAATCGCAAGCTCTTCGATGTCATGACCAAAGGCTCCGGCGATGCCCGAATGCAGCCGCTCTACTTCCTCATCACCACGGCTGGCACGGATACCCACAGTATTTGCTATGAAACACACCAGAAGGCCAAGGACATCTTGGAAGGCCGGAAGGTCGACTCCACCTTCTATCCCGTCATTTACGGCGCGGACGAGGAGGACGATTGGACAGACCCCAAGGTGTGGCAGAAGGCCAACCCCTCGCTTGGTGTCACGGTCGGAATCGACAAGGTGCAAGCCGCGTGTGAGTCGGCAAAGCAAAACCCCGCCGAGGAGAACAGCTTTCGCCAGCTCCGGCTCAATCAATGGGTCAAGCAGGCCGTCCGCTGGATGCCAATGGATAGATGGGACAAATGCGCCTTCGCTGTGAACGAGGATGGCCTGGAGAGGCGAGTCTGTTATGGCGGTCTTGACCTGTCCTCTACAACGGATATTACTGCCTTCGTCCTGGTGTTCCCGCCGCTGGACGAGGACGATAAATACACGATACTGCCATACTTCTGGATTCCAGAGGACAACTTACCGCTCCGCGTCCGGCGCGACCATGTCCCATACGATGTGTGGGAGCGGCAAGGCTCACTGCAGACCACCGAGGGCAATGTCGTCCACTACGGATACATCGAGCAGTTCATCGGGCAGCTCGGTGAGAAATTCAACATCCGTGAGATTGCCTTCGACCGCTGGGGTGCTGTGCAGATGGTGCAGAACCTGGAGGACATAGGGTTCACAGTCGTACCCTTTGGGCAGGGCTTCAAGGATATGTCCCCGCCCACCAAGGAGCTGATGAAGCTGGTTCTGGAGGAGCGCATCGCCCACGGAGGGCATCCCGTCCTGCGCTGGATGATGGACAACATTTTCGTCCGCACCGACCCGGCGAGCAACATCAAGCCGGACAAGGAGAAGTCCACAGAAAAAATCGATGGTGCCGTCGCCACAGTGATGGCCCTCGATAGAGCCATTCGGTGTGGCAACGACACCAGTGAGTCGGTATATGACAGCCGGGGGCTGTTGTTCATTTAGTCGGATTCGATAATGCTGTAATCCGGCTCGTCATCAGGGTCGTATGGATAGTCACCAGGATTACTCAGTTCAAGAATCTCGCCGCCCTCATGGTAACATGAGACAAGATACTGGGCGTATTCCTCTGCCGCGTCATAAGATTCAAAAGCTTCGTCTTGTTCATCGCCATTAAATAATATTCTATACATTGCCATTATTACAGCTCCTTCCTGATGCTTTTGCCTATAGTGGACAGGTCAACCGATAATCAAGAACATGGCTTAGTAGTTTGCGCAGCTCCGTTCCGAGTCTCTCCGCAAGCCTCATCATGTGTGCGTCTATGAGGCTGAGATTTCTTGCTTCAAAGCGTTCCTTCTCATCATCAGTTTTCAACACGGCACCGCTGCATAGCCCCACCAGATGCGCCCCCAGCTTTTCAAAGCATCTTTGGGATGGGATGTTATCCACTTCTACAAGGGCTCGAAATGCATCTTTGCCCGTAATACGCTGGAGTTCATTCAAATAGAGCCGAACGCTGTGTGGGCCATACCCTTGGCGTGTATACTTCCCATCAAGCTCGATTGCAATTTCCCATAAATCGGCGCTTGTATCCTTTATTCCAAGGTAACCGATGGGCTGGTTTTCCTTTGGGTTCCTGATGACACAATAGAACACCTGCGGAGCGAGGGCTTCACCAGCAAAGAGGCTTTCCGTTTTATCCTCCGCATTATAGTACGCCGACCTGTAGATGAGTGAATACTGCATCCTGATATTGCGATAGAAATCTGCATCGGCCAGGGTGATTGGACAGAGGGTAACCGTATCATCCTCCACAAATACCGTTCTTGCCTTCTCGGTAGAGAAGTCCCAAGCATCTTTCTTGATTAGCGGATGGCATTTAGATGCCGGTTGTTCCTCGGATTGGAGAATGTCATCAAGGAGTTTCATTGCCGCATCTCGCCAGTTTGGTGTGTCGGCAGGCAACGCATCTATCTTATCGAGAAGTTCCTGGCAAACTGCCTTTGCCTGCTCCTGCTGCGCTTTTTGCTGCATACTGGACATCATTCACCCTCCATATTACGGTCATACTACGTTACTCGCAACAACATTATAAGGCGTTCCTCAGGGATGTCGCAACAAAAAAATCAAACAATTTCAAGGAGCGTTGTGCTCTATGTGCGACTTCGCACCACCCCCCTAAGTAGCTATATGAATGACAAAGTGTTTCCATCCTATAACAAGAAGACCATCGGGTCGGTATATGACAGCAGTGGTCTGTTGTTCATTTAGGATTGTTACACGGAGATTTGCATACGAAGCCGTATCATTCGTTCGATAAAATCAATAGCTATTCTAAGCGTTATAAGTCCTCCCAGAATCCCCACACCGCATTGAATAGTCCGCGCTACTTCCGCACCATGCGGCCCATTGAGCGCAGCGGCACAAGCGTTAGAGATAGCGGCAACATCTCCTTGCGAATGTGTTCCCAACTTCTCATGTGAGAGGGCGGTTTCTATTTGTTGTGATTGGCTTCGCTCATTGAAATAGCCGGTTGCTTTTTCTCCAATATTTTCGCTCATTAAAATGGCCTCCTTCTAACAAAATGTTGTACTTTAAGGTTTCTGATGATATCATTAGTGTAACGGGTATTATTACCTGTGTCAATTATGTATTATTGAGTAATAATGCTCGTCTGGAGGCGTGAAATGAACATTGAAGCTCCGAAAGTGTCAATCAACCGTGAGCGTTTCACGAAAGCAATTAAAGAAAAAGGGTGTACTATCTCTAAGCTATCAACCATGGATACCATACAACGAGATGCAAGTACACTTCGGCGCTATCTTCGTAAGGGGGCTGTGCCGGAAGCAATGCTTGAGCGGATATGTGTGGCGATAGATGTCGACCCAATTTATGTATCCACAGAATTTGATGATCGTGTTGAGAGGATAGAACCAGACCCGCAAAAACGGGAATGTATCTTAAAGAAGTTCACAGCGCGAGATTTTCCGTATAGTAAGAAAGAAAAGCGGGAAATAGATGATGACAAATATTGGAGGAACATATTGTTACGCCATGACATTCCAGATAGTCTATTTCAATCGCTCTCTTCCGCTGATCAGCTGCGGCTCTTATTAGAGTTAAATCGCGCTATCGATAGAGTCCTTTACCAGTTCTTCCCGCCAGAAGTCCGCAGTGATGATTATCGGCGGATCAAATCGTTTGAAATCAGCACGGACGAATTTGGGAACGAATATGTTGTCAACGAGGACGCGTAATCATTCTGCACCCCAAAAGCATCTCTTCGGAGGTGCTTTTTTCATACCCATTTTTCAAGGAGAGTGATGCTTATGGGTATCTTTTTTAATCTGCTCCACCCGCGAAGCGGGCCCCAAGACCGCACGGCTGGGTCGGCATACAACTTTCTGTTCGGCGGCACGACTTCCGGCAAGGCGGTGACGGAGCGCTCCGCGATGCAGATGACGGCGGTGTATTCCTGCGTCCGAATTTTGGCGGAAGCCATCGCGGGTCTACCGCTCCATGTCTACCGTTACAAAGACGACGGCGGCAAGGAGAAGGCACTCGACCACCCGCTGTACATCTTGCTCCATGACGAGCCGAACCCGGAGATGTCCTCGTTCATATTCCGAGAGACGCTAATGACCCATCTGCTTCTCTGGGGCAACGCCTACGCCCAGATCATCCGCAACGGCAAGAACGAGGTGGTCGCCCTTTACCCGCTGATGCCGAATAAGATGACGGTCGACCGGGACGAACACGGGCAGCTCTACTACGAATACCACCGTTCCTCCGATGAAGCGCCTACCGCAAAAGGCTCGACCGTTATCCTTCATCCCTCGGACGTGTTGCACATCCCCGGCTTGGGCTTCGATGGTCTGGTGGGCTACAGCCCAATCGCCATGGCGAAGAACGCCATCGGTATGGCCATCGCCTGCGAGGAGTATGGTGCAAAGTTCTTTGCCAACGGCGCGGCTCCCGGCGGTGTCCTGGAACACCCCGGCACCATCAAAGACCCGCAGCGTGTGCGGGAAAGCTGGCAGGCCACCTTTGGCGGCAGCGGCAACAGCAACAAGATTGCCGTTCTGGAGGAGGGCATGAAATACACGCCCATCGGGATCTCTCCGGAGCAGGCTCAGTTCCTTGAGACCCGAAAATTCCAAATCAACGAAATTGCTCGAATTTTCCGAGTGCCGCCTCACATGGTGGGTGACCTGGAAAAATCGAGCTTTTCTAATATTGAGCAGCAGTCGTTGGAGTTCGTGAAATACACCCTCGACCCCTGGGTGGTGCGTTGGGAGCAATCGCTGATGCGTACCCTCTTGTCTACCAAGGAGAGGAAGGTCTACTTCGTGAAGTTCAACCTGGAGGGTCTGCTGCGCGGCGACTACCAGAGTCGCATGACTGGCTACGCCACCGCTCGTCAGAACGGCTGGATGTCCGCCAACGACATCCGGGAACTTGAAAATCTCGACCGCATCCCTTCAGAGTTAGGTGGTGACTTGTATCTCATCAACGGCAACATGACTCTTCTGGGGTCCCCGCGAAGTTTACAAACTTCGTGGGGAGAGGAGGAGCAGAGGAATGAGTGAGGTTTGTTGCTTGCGGCGAAGCGAGCGATATGAAGCTTGCGACGACGAAAAATGCGGGAATTTTTGCAACAAGTGGAAAGGAGGAAGATCCCAATGAAGAAATTTTGGAGCTGGACGAATCAGAGTCAGACGGAGACGCAGCCGGAACAGAGAATTCTCACACTGAATGGCACTATCGCCGAGGAAAGTTGGTTTGACGATGATGTCACCCCGCAGCTGTTCCGTGATGAACTGGAATCCGGCGGCGGCGATATTACTGTGTGGATCAACAGCCCTGGCGGCGACTGTGTGGCAGCGGCTCAAATCTACAATATGCTGATGGACTACAAGGGCAATGTCACGGTGAAGATTGACGGAATCGCGGCGTCCGCAGCGTCGGTCATCGCCATGGCTGGCACCAAGGTGCTGGTCTCGCCGGTGTCCATGCTGATGATCCACAACCCCGCCACCGTGGCTATGGGTGACACCGCCGAAATGCAGAAGGCCATTGCCATGCTGAACGAGGTGAAGAAATCCATCATCAACGCCTACGAGATCAAAACCGGTCTGAGCCGCGCAGAGCTCTCCCGCCTCATGGACGCGGAGACCTGGATGGATGCCCACACCGCTGTAGACCTGGGCTTTGCAGATGAAATTCTGACGCGGCCCAGCGAGCCCCCGGTGGAGAACAGCGCCTCTGGCTCCATGCTGTTTTCCCACGCTGCGGTCAGTAACTCTCTTATGGACAAGCTGGCGGCAAAGTGCCGCATCCAGCAGAAACCCACCACCCCGGAGCGTTCTGTGGATGCACTGATGGAGCGCCTCAACCTAATTAAAAACTACATTTAACGGAGGTTTCACTATGACTATTTTGGAACTGCGCGAGAAGCGCAATACCGCCTGGAATGCTACCAAGGCGTTTCTGGAATCCCATCGCACCGAGAAAGGCACCCTGACCGCCGAGGATGACGCCACCTACACCAAGATGGAGCAGGACATCGCCGACCTGGGACGGGAGATTTCTCGTCTGGAGCGTCAGGAGGCGCTGGAGGCGGAGCTTTCTAAGCCCGTAAACACCCCGCTGACCGCCAAGCCTGCCACCGGCACTCAGCATGAAACCAAGAAGGGCCGCGCCTCTGATGCGTACAAGGCGGGAATGCTCACCGCTCTACGCACCAACTTCCGCCAGGTAAGCAACGTGCTGCAGGAGGGCGTGGATGCAGACGGCGGTTACCTGGTGCCGGAGGAGTACGACCATCGTCTCATCCAGACGCTGACCGAGGAGAACATCATGCGTCGCCTGGGCAATATCATCACTACCTCCGGCGAACACAAGATCAACGTAGCTGCCACCAAGCCCGCTGCCGCGTGGGTCGAGGAGGGTGGTGCGCTCCAGTTCTCTGATGCCACCTTCTCTCAGATTTTGCTGGATGCCCACAAGCTCCATGTCGCCATCAAGGTCACCGAGGAGCTACTCTACGACAACGCCTTCAACCTGGAGGGCTATATCATTGACCAGTTCGGCAAGGCTCTGGCTAACGCCGAGGAGGATGCCTTCCTCAACGGCACCGGCACTGGCCAGCCTCTGGGCCTGTTCGCAGAGACGGGCGGCGGCGAAGTTGCCGATACCCTCACCGCTGCCCTTAAGGCGGACGACCTGTTCGACCTGGTCTACGCCCTGAAGCGGCCCTACCGCAAGGGTGCGTCCTTTATCATGAACGACCGCACCGTGGCCCAAATCCGCAAGTTCAAGGACAGCAACGGGGCCTATCTGTGGCAGCCCTCCTATCAGGTGGGTGAGCCGGACAAGATTCTGGGCTACAGTGTCTACACCTCTGAGTTCGCGCCTGAGAACGCCATCGCCTTCGGTGACTACCGCTACTACAACATCGGTGACCGTGGCACCCGCTCCTTCAAGCAGCTCACCGAGCTGTTTGCCGGTAACGGCATGATCGGCTATGTGGCCAAGGAGCGTGTGGACGGCAAGCTCATCCTGCCGGAGTCCGTTCAGATCCTCAAGCTGAAGAGCGAGTAATTTCCCTGGGCGGTGCTGTCGATCCTGATAACACCGCCCACACTTTTTGAAGGAGAAGGAGGCTGTCATGCTAACACTGGATGAGATCAAAAACTACCTCCGTGTGGACTCCGACGATGATGATTCCTTGCTGCAAACCCTGATCACCTCTTGCACACAGTTTTGCATGGATGTGGCCCGGATCACCGACAGCGCAGCGTTCGAGTCGGAGCCAAACGCCCGAATCGCGGTCATGTATGCTGTGGCCTATCTCTATGAACACCGGGAGGAAGCGGACCACAAAGCCCTGACCCTCACACTCCGGGCGTTGCTGTTCGGATACAGACAGGAGGGCTTCTAATGGAGGTATCACTCTTAAATCTGAGGATCACCTTCCAGAAAAACTCCGTGGAGACCGACACCATCGGCAACCACAAAATCATCTGGAAGGACTACTATTCCTGCTATGCTACCGTCAATAGTGAAAGCGGCTCGGAAACGGAAGTCGCCGGTCAGACCACTCCTCAGGCCCAGTGCGCGTTCACCGTGCGGTATTGCAACGAGACTGCAGCCATCACCACAGACGGCTTCCGCATCCTCTGGGGCGAGGACATCTACAACATCACCCACATCGACCACCGGAACAACAAGCGGAAGTCGCTAAAATTCTGGGCCAAGAAAGCGAGGCGATGAGATGAGTAGCTCTAAGGTATCTATTGGAAACATGGCTGACACCATCATACAGAAATTAAACGAGTACACAAATCTAACCTCCGACGGAATGAAAGCCGCTGTGACCAAGGCAGCAAAGACTGTGCAGACGGAGATACAGGTCAATGCGCCGGTGAAGTCCGGGGCATACAAGAAAAGCTGGTCTGCTAAGACTACCAGTGAATCCTCCCAGTCTCTGGAGATCACGGTGTACTACCACAACCGCTATCAGCTGGCCCATCTGCTGGAGTTCGGTCACGCCAAGCGGGGCGGAGGTCGTGTGTCTGCAAAGCCCCACATTGCGGATGCGGAGCAGGCCGGTATCGAGCAGCTGGGGCAAGAGATAGAGAGGTGTATTCACAATGGATGAGATTCTTCAAATACTGTCTGAAATACGGATTCCGTTTGCCTACGATCACTTTTCCGAGGGGGAATCACCAGATCCGCCCTTCATCTGTTACCAGCTTCCGGGTAGTGATAACTTTGCAGCAGACGGCCGGGTGTATTTCAAGCTAACGGAAGTCCACATCGAGCTTTACATGGATAAAAAGGATTTGTCATGCGAGCAGGCGGTCGAGACCATTCTGGATGCGCATGACATTTTCTATAACAAAACTGAAGTCTGGATCAATAGCGAGAAGCTCTATGAGGTCCTGTACTCATTTGAAATGGAGGTAAATAACCATGCCTGACAACAAGGTCAAGTACAACCTGAAAAATGCGCACTATGCGCTTCTCACTTTCGGGGTAGATGGCAAACCGGTATTCGGAACGCCTGTGTCGATGCCCGGTTCTGTTTCGTTGTCTCTTGATGCAAACGGTGAGCCAGAAAACTTCTACGCGGATGGTATCGCGTACTACGTTATCAATAACAACATGGGATATGAGGGCGATTTGGAGCTTGCTCTAATTCCGGAGAGCTTCCGTACCGACGTTCTCAAGGAAACTCTCGATACTAACGGCGTCCTCATTGAAAACTCCAATGCTGAGATTGTAGCTTTTGCGCTGCTTTTTGAGTTTGACGGCGACCAGAGGCATATCCGCCACGTGTTATATAACTGCTCTGCTTCCCGCCCCGGCATTGAGGGCAAAACCAACGAGGACAGCAAGGAAGTTCAGACGGAAACGCTGTCTATTAAGGCAACTCCGCTGTCTGACGGTAAGGTCAAGGCAAAGACTGGAAACACCACCAATGCGACTGCCTATAACAGCTGGTACAACGCGGTCTATCTGCCTCAGAAAACTGCTGACGCTACCCTCAAGTCGCTGACAATCGGCTCTCTTACACTGACTCCTACGTTTGATCCCGACATTACGGAATATACCGCAACTACGACCAATGCAACGAACATGGTATCCGCTGCTCCGTATGTTCAAACGGCAACTGTGGCAATCACTGTAAACGATGAGACTATCTCCAGCGGCTCTGATGCCCCATGGAAAACCGGCAAAAACAGCGTCGTAATCGTTGTTACAAACGGCTCCACTACCAAGACCTATACGATCACTGTTACCAAGGAGGAATAACCGATGGGCATGACAAAAAACATAAGCATCGACGGCAAAGAGGTTTTATTTAAAGCCTCTGCTGCCATTCCTCGGATTTATCGCTTGCGCTTTCACAGGGATATTTACAAGGACCTGAAAGAACTAAACGTTGCTGTCGGTGATGGAAATCTCGAAGCTTCCAATCTGGATACATTTTCCTTAGAACTGTTCGAGAATATTGCCTACATCATGGCAAAGCACGCTGACCCGTCTATCCCGGATACTCCGGAGGACTGGCTGGACGGCTTCAACACATTCAGCATTTATCAGGTGCTACCGGAGATCATTCAGCTCTGGGGCCTGAATGTGCAGACCGATGTAACTTCTAAAAAAAACTTCAGTGCACAGAGCGAGAAATGACAACTCCACTCTTTTTACTTCGCTGTGTGCAGCTGGGCATATCCATTCGTGATCTGGACCTGCTTTCCATCGGCATGGTTAACGACATGTACGCAGAAAACAGCAACGACGACTGCAAATATGCCCGGCTCGCTTCACAGGAGGATTTCGACACGTTTTAAGATTGGAGGTGATTTTGTGTGGCAGGAAGAAATATCAAAGGCATTACGGTCGAGATCGGCGGCGATACGACTGGTTTACAGAAAGCCCTGCAAGGCGTAAACAAAGAAATAAAAAACACGCAGAGCCAGCTCAAGGATGTGGAGAAGCTCCTAAAGCTAGATCCGGGCAATACGGAGCTTCTTTCTCAAAAACAAAAGCTACTGGGCGATGCTGTTTCCGAAATGAAGCAAAAGCTCGCAACCCTGAAAACGGCCGCTGAACAGGCAAATCAGGCACTGGCCAGCGGCGACATTTCACAGGGGCAATACAATGCGCTTCAGCGTGAAATCATCGAAACCGAAAATGCTCTGAAGAATTTGGAGAAACAAGCTGAACAGTCCGCAACAGCGATGCAGAAAATTGCTGCTACCGGTGAAAAGTTGAAGGATACCGGTGATAAGATTTCCGGTGCCGGTGAAAAGCTGATACCGGTAACGGCCGGTATTATGGCGCTTGGTACGGCGGCTGTCAAAACCGCTGCTGACTTCGATTTCGCTATGGCGCAGGTGGCTGCCGTTTCCGGGGCTACCGGTGATGAACTTGATGCGCTACGGGAAAAGGCTCGTGAGATGGGCGCCAAGACAAAGTTCTCCGCTTCGGAAGCTGCCGAGGCTATGAACTACATGGCAATGGCAGGCTGGAAAACAACAGATATGCTTGACGGTATCGAAGGCATCATGAACTTGGCAGTAGCTTCCGGCGAGGACCTTGCTACTACTTCAGACATTGTAACGGACGCTCTTTCCGCTTTCGGTCTGACTGCAGCAGACTCCGGACACTTTTCCGATGTTTTGGCTGCGGCATCCTCCAACGCCAATACCAATGTATCCATGATGGGAGAAACTTTCAAATACTGTGCGCCTGTTGCCGGGGCTCTCGGCTACACAATTGATGATGTTGCAGAAGCCATCGGCCTTATGGCAAACTCCGGTATTAAGTCCTCTCAGGCTGGTACTGCACTTCGTACCATTCTGACAAAGCTACAGGGCGAACTCACGCTGGCAGGCGCGGCTTTCGGTGAGGTCACGATTCAGACCTCAAATGCTGATGGCTCCATGAGAGAGCTTTCGGATATTCTGGCTGACTGTCGGTCCGCCTTCTCCCAGATGACAGAATCGGAAGCTGCTGCCGCTGCGGAAACGCTGGTTGACAAGAACGCTATGTCCGGTTTTCTCGCACTGATGAAGGCGGCGCCCGCCGATATTGATAAACTGTCCTCCGCTATTGCCAACTGCGATGGTACATCCCAGGAAATGGCCGATACCATGCAGGATAACTTAGAGGGCCAGCTGATAGTCCTGAAATCTCAGCTGGAGGAGCTTGCTATTTCCTTCGGAGAAATGCTGATGCCCATTATCCGGGATATTGTCGGCCACATTCAGAACTTTGTAGATAAGCTCAACAGCATGGACGAAGGTTCCCGAAAAGTAATTCTGACTGTCTCGGCTGTTGTAGCTACGCTTGGCCCGGTGCTGATTATCATCGGCACGGTCATATCTGCCGTTGGTACGATTATGACCATCATACCGAAGATCGGTCCGGCGATTACAGCGGTCAAAGTCGCCTTTGCCGGACTAAATGCTACCATGGCGTCGAACCCGATCATCCTCATCATTGCAGCAATCGCGACTCTCGTGGCCGCTTTTATTTATCTTTGGAATAACTGCGAAGGCTTCCGGGGATTTATCGATGATCTGTGGGCCAACATCATAGCCGGAATCGAAACGGCGTGGAATGATATTAAGGAATTCTTTGTAAATATCTGGACGGGCATCTCCGAGACTGCTACGACCATCTGGACGGCGGTATCGGATTTCTTTACCGGACTGTGGACCTCTATCACAGAAACCATTACCACGGTCTGGACGAGCATTACAGAATTATTCTCCACTACATGGATGACGATTTCAGAGGGTATTTCTGCTGCGTGGACGGCAATCTACGAGTTTTTTGCAAACATCTGGACTACGATCAGCACCTATATTTCCATGACGGCGAATAATATCTGGAATACGCTCACTACGGTCTGGAATAATATACTTTCCACTATAAGCGGCATTATCGATACGCTGGCGAGTACGATCTCGTCTGTATTTACGAACATCTGGAGCGAGATCACGGCAACGGTGAACAACATTTACAACACCATCTGTCAGGGATTCAACAATGCTGTGGCGTTCATAAAAGGTCTTATCGGACAGGCTTTCTCCTGGGGTGCAGACCTTATATCCAATATTGTAGCGGGTATCCGAAACATGATGGGTAGCGTTGTGAGTGCGGTATCGAATGTCGCATCCACGATCCGTTCCTATCTTCACTTTTCGGTTCCGGATGTCGGGCCTCTTACGGATTTTGAGGATTGGATGCCAGACTTTATGGAAGGATTGGCAGACGGCATCAAAAACAGTAAGGACCTTGTGAAAGATGCCGTTTCGGGACTCGCTACGGATATGGTCATCAACCCGAAATTCAGCCTGGCGGAAACAGAAGGTATGAAAGGAAAATCAGAGTCCGTTGTGGAGCATACGGGGACTATTCGTGTCGAAGGCGTAAATGACGAGAATATGCTCACAGGAGTCGTGGACATTATCGTGGATCAGTTAAGACGGGAGGTGCGTGTGTAATGGCATATCTAAAAAACAACGATACCGGAGAAGCCATCACAAGATATGTTAATTTCAATAAAACCCAGGAACTCATTCTTACCGTGCAAACCGCTCTTGACGGAACAGAGTATCTTACCAGGTTCGGTTCTCCCGTTTACAGCTATAAAATCGAGGCATTTGTGAATGAAGCCGGAAAGCAGAAACTCATGGATGCCTTCGACAGACTTGATCTTATGGAGGTGTCCGTCCGTATCGGGACATTTACCGGACGAATAAAGAAACTTGGTGATTTTGACCTTCAGTACTACGGGTGGTATAAGGTCGAACTCGTCCTGTCCTCGGTAAGCGAGGTGACAGAACGTTGAGACCGATACCACAGGCACTGAAAGCACAGCTTCTGAACCGCTTCAAAGCCACCGCAACAAATTCGGCTCCTTGTATTCGTCTTGTGGCAACACAGACTTCCATGAACACCCTTCTGTCCGAACCCATACACGAGGACATTGATCCAGCTTTTGGAGATGTTGCGGTAAGGCAGTTTGCCGGAGAAACGGAGCTGTCCTGCGCCTACGCCATCTGCCTTGATGAAGGCATAGCGACTATCTACCGCAGGCAGTTTCCCGCAAATTTGGACTATAAATGGTCATATGAATGGACTTTCGGTGAAGCGGAGGATGTTGCCATAGAATACGACGGAACATGGACGCTTGATCCTACGGCTGCTTGGTACTTTCTTGAGACAGAAGAGTTCCCCTATATTTTCACGGTCGAGAACGGTAACCTTTATGTTCAATATTGGAAAGATATCTCCTCCCGGATTCTTCTTGCAGAGAATGTGTCCCAGATCTCTGCCTGCAAAGGCTGGAAAAACAGCATAGACATCGAGCTTGATCAGGGTCTTATTATCGGATATTTGCGTGATGGAGAAGTTTTCTACCGCGCCTTATGCACCCAGGAAGACGGCTCAAAGGTATGGGAAGCAGAACATCAGGTAACCCAGCTCGGAGAAAATAACGACACATTATCCGTCATCCGCACAAACGATTTCAGAATAGGGTTTCTTACCGAACGTGATGGCGAGATAGTCATGGCACTCACATACAGAAACTATGCCGGTATGTCCGTAAGACCGGAAACCCTTCACGCCAATGCCAATGCAGCATTTTCATTTTCGAGAACTGTATGGAAGTACGGCCGTTCGCAAAGAGAGTGCGTTTCTTCGGAGATAGATCTTACTTATTTCAATGTAGACGGCAACCCGGAATCGGAAGAGATATCCGTTATCTCTGCAGAAAAGCTGAACTACGAAACGGACTTTTATTCCTATGGATGCAAACTTTATCTTTCAAAACCGATAAGTGGTGAGATCACTTCAAGCTTTATCAGCGGGACGGCGATATCCGTTGTAAACGGCTCAGAAACTTATACGGTCAAAGCTACCTCTGTTGAATACGATGAGGAAGATAATGCGCTCGTTTTTTATTTTGGAACGGATATCAAAAGAACCTGTCAGTTCTCTATAAAGACTGTCAGTTCAAGGCGGCTCTGGTATTACCGGTTGCCAAAACAGGAATGGTTTATTCCCGTATTCGATTATGTGTTTGAAGAGGAAAGCAACCGCATCGATGGCTACGGCGAGGATGAAACCCTAACTGTTGCGGCTTCCTCAGCCTACTGGGTCGATAAGGCAAACTTCATCTATACGGCAAACAATGAAACCATGTCGGTAAGAACGGTATGTACGGTAGTGCTTACTCCCGTGTTATCGCAGCCGATCTAAGGAGGTTCACATGAATATTAAACAGAATGTACGGCTTCATAACAAATTCGAGATTACAGTCTGTGATGCAAAAACAGGCGAGGAAAAACAGAAAGCCTACGCATATAATGTCATCCTGGATAACTTTTTCAAGTTAAGACTCCGTTACCTGGACGGTGACAATCAGCCGGGGTATACAAACAGCATGAGCTATATCGGCGTGGGAACGGGCAGCGGTACTCCGGCAATCACAGATACCTCTTTATTCACACCGCTTCTTCATAGATCTGCGGATCTTGTTGAAACGCACTACGAATATCCAACCTCATATATCACAAGGCAGATAAAAATCAATGCCGATGAGTACAACGGCTCTGTTTTCACAGAGGTTGCTATGGAATGCGTCTATTATGTCGGTCTGTGGAGTACGGCGGTATATCTGCCTTGCACCCATGCAATGATCCAGGACTCCGAAGGCAATCCCATCGCAATTACCAAGACAGACGTGGATGTCGTATATATCAGTGCGACATTCTACTGCACATTCTCGCAGACCGGGTTCGGTGATAACGGAGTGTATCCGCTCCCGCAGAATAACATTCTTGTAAAGTATCTATTGCTGGGAAATACGGAACTTGTCGTCCGCTCCCACAGATTTCCAATCGGTTCTGCATCAGACCTTGTAAACGACTATGAGTTTACAAAGTCTTTCACATTCGGCAATTGTACAGGTGATTTTGATACCAAGACGCTGGATTTCCCAGTGCTGACGATTCTTGACTCGGAGTTCAACGGGCATATCGTAAAGAACCTGGGTATTACCGGAATTGGCGTATTTCAGTTTCCTGACCCGTCGGTATTCCCGGACTATGAGATAAACCATCTCGTCCTGGGCGAAGGAGACGGTGAGACGACGGAGTTCAACATCAAATGTCCGCTGATAAAGGACGGAACGGTACACATCTTTGTTGCCGACAGGGAACTGTCCGCTTCGGATTTCGAGGCGGATTACGAAAGCAACTGCATCGACAAACTGGAAAACTATTATACCGCAGCTATGAAATGTGACGGTGTGCATATAAAGATCGGAGATACGGCAACAAGGGCTCCGTCTACTTCCTATCAGTACAGAGATCCCGTCTACTGGGGTGTTTCTCCTACGAGCGGATATGTGTTTCCGTCGATGTGCTATGTATCCCAGGCGAACCCGATATTTATCGACTTTTCTGAACCGAAAGAGTGCAACCGGCTGAAGATCCACAACAATCCGTTAAGTGCCACGAACCTTTCAAGGCTCGTTATCGAATGTTCGGATGATAATGAAACCTGGGCCCCCGTGGAATATACTGTTGACGATGAGACATTCAGTTCAAGTATTCACTACTATACCTTCAGCTTTCCGCTGACCACTGCAAGGTACTGGAGGGCGTATGTTACATCCTATAATTGGCCGTACTACTATTACTATCCCAGTACAAGCATGGGAACAAGAGACGGCACTACCCATATTAAGTCCTCGCTGTTTCTCGGAAGAACAGTACCGGGTCTTAAACTCAACACTCCTCCGCAAGCGGGCGAAACCATAGAGGCCAGTTTCAAATTGAATGTGCCTTTCAAGACCGAAAATAACATTTTGAGGATGACCTGTTCTGCAGTCCTTCAAAGGGGGTAAAACCTATGCAGCTTTCCTTTGAGCATTACATTGATGTTGGTGAGGGACGCTATCCGCAGGCAATCCACGATAAGACGAATCTGTTCAGGGTCATTTATCTTGCGGATGACAACACCGTACACAGCCTTGATGCGTACCCTGTTCTAGGGATATACTCTGACCTCGAATTCACTCATAAAGGCAGAATATCCCCGGACGATCATGTTTCGATGCCTTCCTTAAAAAGGGTGGCTCATTACGGCGCATACGGTTTCTGGTCTGCCGAAGGTGATCATAGATTCGTCATTTATATGATGCCCACGGATATTTCCAAGACCCTTATTGACGGCAAGGTTACATTCTCTGCCGGCAGCGAGGTTTCATCTCTTTCCTGCGATCTGATAAATGTAAGAGGAGAACTGCTGAACCGTTACCGTGCCCTGGTAACTCCGGGTACAAAAATTGAAGTATTCTTCTCCATCGGCACTTCGGAAGAAACTCCGCTCGGTGTTTTCTTCATCGACAGAGCCGATGTTTCTTATCCTGATGAAAAGGTGTCCATTGCGGCAAGAAATGCTGTCGGCAAGCTTCTGAAAGAGCAAACTTTTGATGAACACAATATCATCGATAAAGGGTCTCTCCAGGAGAATATTAAGACGATGCTTGAGTATGCGGAGATTGAGCATTTCTTTGTGGGTGATGCCGGTATCGATCTGAAATGCGAGTTTGACCAGGATACCACGATTTTAGAGGGACTCCGCTACGCAATCGCGAATCTTGTGGACTGGAAAATCGGTGAAACTCTGGACGGTATTGTCGGTGTTTCGATTTCTACTGATGTCCGCTTTGATATTCCGAGCATCCACATTTTTGACCGTGATAAGACCTGTTGGAGTTATGACATCGACTATGACGATTCCGATGCCGCATCCCGTGTCTGCGTATCAAGTGCAGGTACAAATGAGGATGAGCCAACGGTAAGAGTCTATGAGGATGTCGGATTCAACAAGTGGTGGGAGCAACCGAAGCACAGGACGCTTCATGTGAAGACCGTAAACGGTGCGACCGAAGCACAGTGCAGAGCGGTTGCGCACACCATTGCAGAATCTCTTGCCGCGTCCGGCAGACTTGAAAGCTTTGTGGGCATTTTCACTCCGCAGCTTACGCTTTCGGATGAGGCTCATGTTATAGACGAAAAAGGCCGTGAGGAGGTTGTCGGAACGGTAACCGATGTGAGTCACTCTTTTGGCAAGTCCGGATTCTATACTTCCTTTACTGTGGACAGCGGAGGAAGGCGCGGCAGAAGAAGGCTTAAAGACCTCATCAGTTCCGCTACGGAAAGTACACAGATTTTTACAGGAAAACAGATTCCTACGGCGGATGGAGATGAGGTGGAATATTGAGCAGAGTATATACAAATCCGCAGCACTATGCGGATATCGCAAATGCCATACGCATAAAAAGAGGCTCGGAAGAACAGTACGCTCCGGCAGAAATGGCAGAAGCTATTCTGGCCATAGAAACGGAACCTGTCATCGAACCTCTTATAGCTACACAGAACGGAACATATACAGCACCCGAAGGCGTAGACGGATATTCTCCCGTAAATGTCAGCGTACAGGCCGGAGAGCGGAATGCGGATATTCATTGGTACTCTCCGAAAATATGTGAAGGTGATCCTCAGGTTTTAATTCATAGCGACTGTGAGATGAAAGAGGAAATTGCAGGAACAGATTATACCGTTTCGGAAAACGTTCTTTCTCTTTCTCAGACGGACACTCTCAATATTCTTCTGATGCTTGATAAGGATAACATTTCTCCCGGAGACAAGGTCGAATTCATCGGCAACCTCACAATTTATCAGTATCAAAATGGAACTGCCGATCCTCTCTCCACAACAGTAATGCCGCTGACCATTGATGATGTGTACGAGCCTTTTGAAATGCCTTCATACAGAGCCAGAAACGTTCTCCCAAGGATGAGAGTTATCCGAAACAACGTGAAAATGGATGAAGGCTCGGATACCGTAACCTTTACAAAACAGTTTCCGGGTGTAGGTATCGGTTCTGCAGCCACGGGTACCGTATCGATGAATGCAAACTCCTATATGACCGTCAGCGGACTTCAGATAAATGTCAATCAACGTGATGCATCTGTCTATTATGTGTGGAGCGAGGAAGGCATAAGCGGAGATTATGAGTTTATGAAAGTCCGATGGAAAGGCTCTTCGCACTACAATATCGCCGTAGATCAGGAGTGGGAAATAGTTCTCCTTACCAACGGGGATGTTATTCTCCGCCTTATCACCAAAGGCAGTTATACGGGTACTTTTACATTTAAGGGGACGGCCTATCAGGTTTCCACGGAACAGACGGTATGCTTTTACCGAAAGGACTTCTTCGGCACAGCTTGGGATTATTTTATAGAGCCTTATTCCGTGGAACATCACCATCCGGAAAGCGAACAGCTATATGCCAGGGTCAACTTTTCGGATTACGTCAAAACTGTCAATGAGGGTTCTACCCATGTGAATAATGTAGCCTATGACGATAACGCCTATAATTTCAATTTCGACCCGTCCTTTACCTGGCACGGGAAGTCGTATGCCACTGTATCTGGAAACTCCTGGATAGGCATAGGTTCCGGCTCCGAAGAAATAAAGGCACACCGCAGGGACTCAAAAATGTGGTATTTCTATGTCCTTTATACCGTTTTGAAGGATATGGATGAAATGAGAGCCATGCGAATGTCATGGCGAGGTGCATCACATCACAACACATCAATCGACCGCTGGTGGACTTTATGGCTTTTTGAAAACGGAGATGCCATGATTTATATCTCCGCTGTCGGTTCAAACACCGGCGAGTGCAGTTTCTATGGACAGCCCTACACCGGTAGCAATGATTCCTGCATTTCGTTCTATTATGACCCGGATGCCGGGAACTATGACATCAAATACGAACAATACACACTTGAACATCACATAGGCTAAAATTTGGAAGCATCCATTCCGGGTGCTTTTTGATTTAAGGAGGTAAACGAACATGAAAGAATTCTGGACAACCGTTCAGATTGTCTTCACTACTATTGGTGGCTGGCTTGGATGGTTTCTCGGCGGTTGTGATAGCCTTTTGTACGCACTGATCGCCTTTGTAGTTATTGACTACATTACGGGAGTCATGTGTGCCATCACCGACAAAACGCTGTCCAGCGAAGTCGGTTTCAAAGGTATCTGCCGAAAGGTACTGATTTTCCTGATTGTTGGGATTGCCAATATTCTCGATGTGCAGGTAATCGGCACCGGCTCGGTACTTAGAACGGCAGTTATCTTTTTCTACCTATCCAATGAAGGCATTTCCCTGTTGGAGAATGCAGCATACCTTGGTCTGCCTATACCACAGAAAGTAAAAACAGTTTTAGAGCAGTTACACGACCGCGCTGACAATGATGCGGAGGAAAACTAACATGAAGCTCGTAGAATCCATTATGACCAAGAATCCCTGCTATACCGCAGGAAAAACGATCACCGTCAAGGGCCTGATGCTCCACTCCGTTGGCTACGCCCAGCCCGAGGCCAGCGTGTTCATCAACATCTGGAACAGCGCCTCCTATGACCGGGCCTGCGTCCACGGCTTTATCGACGGCAACGACGGCACAATATACCAGACGCTCCCTTGGGATCACCGCGGCTGGCACTGCGGCGGCACCGGCAACAACACCCACATCGGTGTGGAGATGTGCGAGCCTGCCTGTATCAAGTACACCAGCGGCTCCAGCTTCACCTGTTCAGACACTGCCACAGCCCAGGCCGTAGCGAAGCGTACCTATGAGGCGGCGGTGGAGCTGTTCGCCATGCTCTGCAAGGAGTACAGCCTGGACCCGCTAAAGGCCATCTGCTCCCACAAGGAGGGCTACGCCCAGGGCATCGCCTCCAACCACGGCGACCCGGAGCATCTCTGGACGCAGCTCGGCACCGGATACACGATGGACGGATTCAGAAAGGCGGTGAAGGCAAAAATGAATGAGCCGAAGCTGGACAACATCCCTGCGGCCTGGTCTGCGGATGCGGTAGCCTGGGCCACAAAAAGCGGACTAATGGGAGGCGACACAAACGGAGATCTGATGCTCCGAAGCCCCCTCACCCGTGAGCAGTTCTGTGTCATGCTCAAGCGATACCACGATAAGTTCAACACCTGATTTATGCCCTCCAAGGTTTGCCGCCTTGGAGGGCTTTTCTGCGTTTATGGGGGTTGTTCTTTTCTCCAAAGTAACAGAGGGATAGACCAGTTCCCTCGGAACGGAGGACAAAGCCATGCAGGTTATAAAGATCACTTCCCCTGAACAGCTGCAGTCATCCCCATCGGCGAGGATGACAAACGAGCAGCTACAGAATGAATATAACTATATCCGAGCCGAGCAGATCACACGAAAAATACTGGAGAAAGGGCTGATTTCTGCTGGCGAATATGACCGCATTATGGCCGAAAATCGCCGCGTATTTTCTCCCTATCTTGCTGATTTATATTCTGATAATTCGTTGCCATCCTGCGAACACAGAGGTAATATGTGACCTACCCAAGGGGGGTGAGACTTTGAAACGGATAACAAAAATCGAAGGAAATGCAGCATTCAAAAACGCTGTAAGAAAGACCCGTGTAGCTGCCTACTGTCGTGTTTCCACGGATTCAGATGACCAGCTTTTGAGTCTGGAAACGCAAAAGGATCATTATGAACGATACATCAAAGCGCACCCGGATTGGGAGTATGCCGGGCTGTATTACGACCAGGGCATCACAGGCACAAAGAAAGACAAGCGGCCGGCACTGATGCAGATGGTTGCAGACTGTGAGGACGGACGCATCGACCGGGTCATTACAAAATCCATCAGCCGCTTCTGCCGTAATACTACCGATTGCCTTGAACTGATGCGAAAGCTGCTGGGTTTGGGTATTCCCATCTACTTTGAAAAGGAAGATTTGGACACGGGTTCCATGGAAAGTGAACTGATGCTTTCCGTTTTCGCCAGCCTTGCGGAGAGCGAATCAGTCTCCATTGCCGAAAACAGCAAGTGGGACCATCCGCCACCGTTTTGAGAACGGTACCTACAAGCTGGCATACCCGCCATACGGTTACGATTACATCGGCAATGGCGAATGGGCGATCAACGAAGAACAGGCCAAATGGGTCAGGTTCATTTATTCTGAAACGCTCTCCGGCAAGGGTTCCGATGCGATAGCAGCCGAACTCATAGAACTGGGTGCACCGACTAAGAAGGGCAGCAAATGGACATCCACTACCATCCGGGGCATCCTTTCCAACGAAAAGTACATCGGAGACTGCGTCTTTCAGAAAACCTACACAGATGAGCGCTTCAACAGGCACACGAACTATGGCGAACTGGATCAGTTTTATATGGAAGGACACCATGATGCCATTGTCAGTCGTGAAGATTTCGAGGCGGTGGCAGTGTTGGTGGAGCAGCGGTCAAAGGAAAAAGGCATCACTAAGGGCGATGCCAAGTACCAAGCACGATACCCCATGTCAGGCAAAGTGTTCTGTGGAGAGTGCGGGTCGGCATATAAGCGAAGGATGAATTATTCCACCCACATCCAGTATCCGGCATTGACCTGCGCTGGGCATCTAAAGGACAAAAACAGCTGCTCCCAGAAGTTCATACGAGAAGATGCCCTACAGATGGCATTCGTTACGATGATGAACAAGCTGGTGTTCGCACACAAGGAAGTCCTGCAGCCACTGCTTACTTCCATGCGGAGCATAAGCCAGAAGGATGCCATCAGCCGCTTGTCAGAACTGGACAAGCGGTTGGAGAAAAATGCGGAACGGCAGAATACGCTGACCACGCTCATGACACGGGGATATCTTGACCCGGCACTCTTCGCACAAGAGTCTAACGACCTGCTGATGGACGCGCAGGCACTGACCGAAGAAAAAGGGTATCTGGTGTTCTTGGTTAACAGTGAAATGAAGAATACCGAAAAACTGACAGACCTCATCCGCTTTTGCAGACACAGAGAGATGATGACGGAATTTGACGGTGACTGCTTTTCGCGGTATGTGGACAGAGTTGTGATATACGAAAGAATCACCGCCGCCTTTGAACTGAAATGCGGATTGACACTGAAAGAAAGGATACGATGAACATGGCAAACCACATCCCCTATGGCTATAGAATCGAAAACGGGGTGGCGGTCATTGATGAAGGCCAAGCCGAACAGGTGCGTACCCTGTTTAGCGGATACCTTTCCGGGCTGGCATTGATACCCGCCGCAGAAGCCGCAGGGCTTACCCTGTTTCACAGCGGTGCAAAAAGGATGCTCCAGAACGAGCATTACCTGGGCGATGACTTTTACCCTGCTATTATTGACAGCGAAACCTTTTCCAAGGCCGCAGAGGAGCGCAACCGCCGTGCCGGAGCATTGGGAAGAATCCGGGAGCGGTCAACCTCGCCTCCCTGCAAAGCAGAGACCGTCTTTATTATAGGAAAGGTCACTCACAGATACGATGACCCCTTCAAGCAGGCAGCATACATTTACAGTCTGATAGAAAGTGAGGTACAGGATGGCTGAGAAAACGATTACCGTGATTCCAGCAAGGAAGCGAGTCGGCAGCAGGAAGCAGATCGCGGAAGAAAAACCAAAGCTCCGTGTGGCGGCATACTGTCGTGTCTCCACTGACCGTGATGAACAGGAAAGCAGTTATGAGGCACAGGTAGCGCACTATACCGAGTTCATCGAAAAGAACCCTGAGTGGCAGCTTGCCGGGATTTATGCCGATGACGGTATTTCTGGCACCAACACCAAGAAGCGTGAAGAATTCAACCGCATGATCGAGGACTGCATGGCGTCTAAGATAGATATGGTCATTACCAAGTCCATCAGCCGATTTGCCCGCAATACGCTGGACTGTCTGAAATATATCCGAAAGCTGAAAGAAAAGAACATTTCCGTGTACTTTGAGAAAGAAAACATCAATACGATGGATGCCAAGGGCGAAGTTCTTTTGACCATCATGGCATCCCTTGCACAACAGGAAAGCCAGTCCCTTTCCCAGAACGTAAAGCTGGGATTGCAGTTTCGCTATCAAGCCGGAAAGGTGCAGGTCAACCACAACCGTTTTCTCGGTTACACAAAGGATAAAGATGGCAATCTGATCATTGTCCCGGAAGAAGCGGAAATTGTCATGCGAATCTATCGAGAGTATCTGGAAGGTGCAAGTCTGTTCCAAATCGGACAAGGGTTGGAAGCGGACGGCATCAAGACTGCCGCCGGAAGTGATTACTGGCTTCAGAGTACACTGAAGAAGATCCTCACGAACGAGAAATACATTGGCGATGCACTCCTGCAGAAAACCTATACCGTGGATTTCCTCAACAAGAAACGTGTGGCCAACAACGGTATTGTCCCTCAGTATTATGTTGAGAACAGCCACCCCGCCATCATCTCCCGTGAAAAATTCATACGGGTACGAGAAGAAATGCACCGCAGGGCGCACATGGAATGCGGTCCTGATCAGAAACGCAGAATTTACAGCAGCCGATATGCACTTTCCAGCATCGTGTACTGCGCCCACTGCAACGATATCTTCCGCAGAATCAATTGGAATAACCGTGGGCGCAGGTCGACCGTTTGGAGATGTCTCAGCAGAGTAGAAAAAGACCGCCCGTCCTGCACAGCAAGAACGGTACGGGAAGATCTTCTGCATGAAGTGGTTGTCCGAGCGGTGAACGAACTTATTCGCAGCAGCACATCCTTTCTCCCCGCTCTGCAGGCAAGCATTGAAAGATGCCTCGATGATAGCAACTGTGCTGCCGTTTCGGAAATCGATGCCCACCTTCTGGAACTTCAGCAGGAACTGCTCAAACTGGCACATGAGAAGAAAAATTACGATGCCCTTGCGGATGAGATCGACGAACTACGGGAGGAAAAGGACGAGTTACTCTTGCGGGAAGCTGACAAGGAGGGCGTCCGCCAGCGAATGGCTGACATGGTTGCTTTCCTGCAGAGTGAGCCGGAAGAAGTCACCGAGTACAGCGAGGCCCTGGTCAGAAGGATGATTGAGAAGATCACGGTGTACGATGACCACTTTGTGGTGGAATTCAAATCCGGCGTGGAGATTACAATAAACGAGTAGGCTCAGGCAATCAGGATGGCGCTCAGACTTCGGTCTGGGCGTTTTTCGTCGTTGTAGAAGTATTGACGGGTGTGCTATAATGTATCGTAGTAGAATCATTTTGCGCATCTGCATGGAAGATTGACTGCATGGTTAAGAACAACATATGATCTGCGTACAGAACAGCAGAACATCCTTGCAGAAGCAGCAGAGCAAACTGTTCTGAAAGATCGAATGAATGACATGATTTATTTCCTGGAGGCGATGCCGACAGCCATTATGGAATACAGAGAGGAGATTACCAGAAGGCTGATTGAGAGAATTGCCGTTTTTGACGAGAAGATTGTGGTAGAATTGAAATTAGGCTTGGAACTGGAAGTGGAAGCGTAAGAGGATATGGACACAAGACAAAACCCGGAGTCGACTTTTTGAGGTCAGTTCTGGGTTTTCATTTACATTATTGGTCAGACTGATTAGAAAAGATGTATAAAAGAACAGATGGGGCGAATATATGGCAGATGTGTTTTTCCGTGCATCCAAAGATGCTCTCGATAATATAACAGCAGCGTTTGATAATGTTCATCCATTAACCGTTAGTTTGAGATATACGAGACGTGTTATCAACGAGGCATTGAGTAGGAGTACTGGCAATTCTGAAATTGATTATCAGCGAATAATCGACCCGGATGCTTCTGTCCACGGAGTAAACTATAAAAGGGCTTTCATTGAGACTTCATGGGCTACCCAAGAAGAAAACCTTGCTTGGCTTTTGTTAAACAACTTATTTGCTATTCATGAAGGTTGGGCGCAGAGATTATATGACGATGTCTTTCACGGATTTCATTATCAGGAAAAATCGTTTATTAAGAATTTGGAATTTCCTGGTTTGACGAGTAAATTCTCTAACTACTATGTTACCGCAAATAAACTCTCAAACGCATTAGACGGGGCATTTTTTAATGCTTACAAGACTGCATCGGGAATGGACTTCAACAAACTTGAGAATTATATGCTCTGCTACAGATTCTTTAAGGAAGCCCGTAACTGCTATATGCATCATAACTTCGATGCTTCACAGCAATTAATTGATGCGTATAATGCGTTCTTGCCATTTGCCACAAGTAACGACTTAGATGTTTCCGAAGTTCCTATTATCATCCCACCTGTATTAGGTCATCGTGTCGAACTAAACCTAAGAGGAGTAATTGGTTTTTCTCAGTTGGTAAGACGAATAATCATAATAACTGATATAAATTTATTACGAACCACGGCAGCCGAAAAAGAGTTCATAGATAGAAAACCAATAGACTGGACTTGCAAGACCTTGAGTGCCGATGCTACACGTTCCAAAGGACAAATAAATCGTTACTCTGGAAAATCAGGTTTTCTGAAAGCCTCGTGGACAGCGGACTACCAGCAGTTCTTGATTAATAACGGGATTTTTAGAAAATGAGAAATATCCGTAGCAACTTCTGTACAGATAACCACATTACTACAGTATTCATGGGTGAGATAACACATAAATAAGCATGGCGATGCCATTTAATCGAGAGCATTATTTGGAAAAAGATCTATTCCCAAGAACTATTGATATTAGCTGGGACAAGAGCAGTCAGTCGATTTGTTTCCGAGGACGAACAGGGGGATTCAGACATCAATCCTGTTTCCTCGTCCCACGTGGAGACGGTGGTTCAGCTTTCTAGGGGAGAAATCGACTCCGAGTAAATCAGACGGGATGAAAGGAATCTTCTCTGCATATCGCACAGGGGAAACAGGCGCAAAAGAGCAGATCACTCTGTTATGAGGTGATCTGCTTTTTTTATCACAAACCGCACTTCCCACAATGAGAGCAACCATTGCAAATGAGGCGGCTTCCGCATTTTTCGCAAGGTTTGCTATAATGTGGCACATAGAATGCTTCTTCTGGGATCTCCAAGCCGAAATGGTCGGTCAACTTCCAAATGATCGGCTTTCCCATGTAATTCATGCCGGATCGAAAGGCCATCTCGCTTTGGATCTGCTTTTTGGGCAAGGTATAGCGCCTGCCGTCCTTGATGAACACCGTCCCGGTTTCAATGAAGCAGAAGGTAATGTTGTGGGCAACGCATTCTGACCGTAGATGCTTTACCCAATCAAAATCGCAGGGGCGTGCGCCGTCATAATTCTCGCCGCCGCAGATGACTTGTTCGATCTGACTAGTGGCCAAGTAGTTTTCCACACTGACTGGGCCGATCAATGGCGCGCACATGATGCCCTTATGTTTTGCGGGCAGGTTCAGCAGGATCGGAATGCGTTCATCTGCTCGGCGCTGGTTCTCGCAGGAGACATTGAGCATTACATTTTCCCAACCATCGCCCCAGTCCCACGGCAAGCATTCCTTGATACGCTGTGGGCGCTTCGTCAACAGAAAGAACTTCACATCCGGGCGATTCCGGATGATGTCCCATGCCTCATCACGCCAAGAGTCTGCCTCCTCCAGAAAGAAATCAGAGGTCATGCACACCCGAATCAACTCGCCGCTTTTAATTTTATATCGCCCGTGGCGATCTTTCTGCAAAGGGTAGTGAAATCCGGCTTTCGTGCGATAGATGTCTGCACCGTTTTTATGACGCATTCGGTCAAGAAAGTACATGTAGCAGTTCTGACAGCCCTCACTGCACTTCACACAGCCGTGCCATGGATTCCAAATATCATGCATTCTTTTATCATTGTACCTCCAATAAATCTCTGATCGCTTTTCCCGCATCCTCGTTGATGCAGATGGATCTGGCTGCGATCTCCCTTGGCGCAGCCGCATCGCCAAGGTTCAAGCAAGCATACGTTGCATTTGGATTCTGTGCCGTCATCCTCCAGAACGAGAACTTAATGATCCCTGGGGTGTTATATTTACTGCGCACCATAAAATTTCAATGATCCTTATGCCGGCAGCGCACCGATCTCTTGCAGCAGCTTTGTGTTCCTGCGAATATGCGGCACTTTCAAATCTGCGCCGTCTGCCCCTGCGACCTTTCCGATGAAGCGGTAGTAGATATCCACCCGCATGACGATCTCGCCGTCCACGACCTCTTTCTCATGGACCACGATCTTGTCGATCAGCGTGTGAAGAAGCTCCTCCGTCACTTCGATCAGGTCGGTGTACTGCTCCACCAGCGCCGCAAACGCCTTGGCGTTCCGGTTCTGCTTTTGGAGGCCAGTCAGCAGGCCTTGAAGCTGCTCATAGCGTTCTTTTGATTTCTTGGTTTCCGCTTCATAGTCGGCAGACATGGAGGCATACCGTTCATCGGAAATTTTGCCGAACACATGGTCCTCATAAAGACGCTTCAGAATGATATCTAACTCAGCGATACGCCGCTGGCAGGCGTCGGCCTCCTTTTGATAGGACGCCTTTTCGCCGTTCCATCCCTGTTCGGACAGCCCCATCAGGTACTCCGCATACAGGTCCTTGTCAGCGGCAGCCAGACTTGCGTGTCTGCGGATATCCTCTAACAGCAGCTCTCGAACCTGTTCCACCGTGATATAGTGGTTGGAACATTCCGTACCGCCATACCGGCGGTGCTTGTTGCAGCAGAAGTGTCCTTTGGACTTGCGCCCTGTCCGGCTGGAGAACACCATTCTGGTGCCGCAGCCGCCGCAGATCAGCAGTCCCCGGTAGATGTTCGTGGAGTTGGCCCAGGTGGCAGGCTGTTTGATTTTGATCCGCTCCTGCACGGTGTCAAAGGTGGCCTGATCTACCAGCGGCTCGTGGGTGTTCTTCACAGTCACCCAATCCTCCTCCGGTCTCGGTACAATGCGCTTGTCCTTGAAGGACTTCGTAGTGTACCGCTGACTGACCAGCTTGCCCAGATAGATCGGGTTGCTGAGAATGTTGTGGACGGTCCCCTTTGCCCATGTGTAGGGATGCTTCACCCGCTCGTTTTTCACATACTTGCCGTAGGCGTCCATCAGATATGCCCGTGGCGTGGGGACTTGCTCCCCCTCCAGCCATTTGGCGATGTGGTAGCAGCTGGTCCCCTCCAATGCCATCTGAAACATGGTACGGACCACAGGGGCGAATTTGTCCGGGATCAGGCGGTGGCGGTTTTCCGGGTCCTTGCAGTAGCCAAAGGCCGGGTAACCTCCCGTATATTCTCCATTCAGCGCCTTTGCCCGAAAGGCCGAGCGGACCTTGCGGCTGCTGTCCTTGGCGTACCACTCGTTAGATAACCTCGCATAAAGAATGATGCTTTTCAGAACTCCACATATCCGACAAAGTTGTAATAAATCTTGATGTCTCGATGGATTTCTCCATCCAATTCGTACTTTTCGCCCACTTCGATGCGCTTTACAAGGCGCAGGAGCGTGGGGCGATCCAGCTCCTGAAGCTGGGCGTAATTCCGAATCAGGCCCAGCCACTCGTCGGCGGACTGCTCATCCTCCTGGAAAGTTTCAAGCTGGGCAGTGAGCTGCGTCCGCTGCTCCAGCTTGTCCTTGCGCTCGGCCTCATAGCGGTTCATAAGCTGGATGCACAGCTCCTCCGGCATAGCGCCCTTTACCTTGTCCTCGTAGGTCGCTACCACCAATTTGTCCAGCTCTGCCAGCCGCTTGTCCAGCGCCGTTAATGTGGCCCGGAGGGTTTTCGTCCGCTCCAAACTGGCGGCGTTTTTCTGCTTGAGAATTTTCTCACGAAGCGCGTCGGGGCAGTTCTGCGCCAGCGCCGCTTTGTATTGAATATCCATCAGAAGAACCTTGACCAGCGCATTATAATTGATGTGGTGTGCGGAACACG